GGTATACCTACTGCTTCTGTAATCTGAATACATTCATTACCGACCAGTTTATATTCAGTAACTTTCTTTCTATACCCTTGCACATATGTGCCAACAGGTTCTTTTGCATTTTGTGATGCTGTCGGACATTCTACAACAGCACTAGCAACAGGAGGTGGTGCCACCTCTGGTGCTTCTGGTATTTCTGGTGCTTCGGGAGGGTCTACCTTAGGCAATTCCTTAGGTGGACCTGTAAAATTCATCTGGTCAGGTTTATAATCCAGAGGATTAAAACTGGGATAACCAGAATCGCAATACGTAACCAAACCATTTTCATCATCAATACCTACAGTATTAGATTTATTATTAGACTCGTGTGCTTCTACACATCCAGGTACATTAATAATTGGGGTGCCAATGTCTACAACTACTGGAGGTGCTGATGGTATTGATGGTGGTGCATATCGATATGTTTGAATATCATTAACACCAATATCATTAATATCAATACTCACTCCAGTAATTATAGGTATGTCCATTAGCAATCATTAAATACACTACCAACTTGTGATCCAAGAGATGACCCTGCTTTCTGTCCTAGGAGCAATGCCCATCCACCTGCTAACCAACCCACGTAAGGGACGCTAGCAAGGGCAGGAACAGCGACACCAGCAGCGATAGCACTACCTGCCATTGCACCTTGAGACCGTGCTCCAGCGTCCGCCACGATACACTCTATGTCTTTTGCAGACTTTCCCTCGCCGTCTAATGCAGCACCTCCTAGGTTGCGTGTGCCGTCCATAGTGAACTGATCAACACGCCACTCACGACGAGACTCAGTGCCACCACCAAACAATCCTTTCTTATTGCTATCAGAAGATAATGATCTTTGTGACTCAAGAATTTTAGGATCGTTTGCACGATACTCAATCTCATATCCATCCTTACCTGCTTTGATAGTATAGGATGAATATTCTCCTCTAGGAATATTAATAGTAGGGACTTCTCTCACTTTAGGAGTATTGTCCCTGACCACATATCCTAAAAGTCCAATATGAGAAATACCAACCAATGCTCCTAGTGCAAGTGCAATACCCTTAATGGGCGACTTGCTCGGTACTTGCACAGGGACTTGCTCGGTAACTTGCTCGGTCTCTTTTTTATTAGGATTAAATATGTCCATGATTAGAATGGTAGAGCAGGACCAGTTTTACCAGGCAGTTCTGGTACTTCAGGCATTGCAGCATCTAGCATCCCTGGAAGGGCACTAGTAACTGCTTCTGTTGCTGCCTTTGTTGCTGCTGCTGTAGCACTCTCAATGAGTGCATCCTTTTGCATATAAAGATAAGCACCACCCCCTAGGACAGATAAAGAAACTAGACCAGATAACAACGCGACACCATTAATCAATTTTTGCATCTTTCTTCTCCAATGTAGGTGCTTCTTTTTCGTCTTTCTTTTTAGACGCAACGACACCGAATGTCGCAAGCGTTCCAGTAAAGACGCTGGCGATAAAAGTCGGATCAATATTTTTCTGAGGAATGCCAGGAACAGTTACATAATTAAGAGTCAGAATTGCTGCTGACCATCCAAGAATAATAACTCGGACGAGAGTTGATACACCCTCATCCGCCCACTCAAATTTGTTTTCCTTTTTGGCTTCCTCTTTCTTTGGATTTGTATCCATGAGTCAAGAGCGAGGCTCTTTTATTTATCATTTAAATATACGTTTCCCGATACCGAAATTCTATAGTCATCCGAAGTATAGAATGGGTTTACTGCATGATTTAATCTTGAAGGAAAGAATGCCATCTTCCATTCAAAACTTTTATCGATATTAAGATATTCTGTATCTAATCCACCCAGTGAATTATTGTATTGAAACGTAAATGCTGCTGTCTCATCACCCTTCAGGTTATATCTCTTTCTTTCTTCTGCTAGATCGTAGGGAATCTGCACCCATATAACAAAAGAAAAAACCCCTGAATGAATATGCAGAGGGTTGAAGTCATACTTCTTTTGATAATTAATCCAGAGTTTTTCTAAATCAAAATCAACTTTAGACATATCACGCATAGTTTCTGCAACACCCATACTGGGTTGCATTCCAAAATGCTGTAGATAAAGACTTGACAAATTTTTAGTAAAGAGTTGTATCTCCTCACCAATTGGAAGATGCCACTCTTGAGCAAGATGACCTCGCAAAGTATTGCGAGCATCAGACTCAGATGTTTTATGTAAGACTTCGATAGTTTCTTCTAACTCTTTCCTCACAACAGAAGGAACTTCAATCAACAAATATCCTGGAGATTGAAACTGCTTCACATGATAATTAAACTCACTCATTCGTCTGTCGTTTCTTTCCAATATTATACTTAGACTCTAGCGTCCATTCTGCCTTTTCTTTATAGGCAATAACTTTAATCTGACTTAAGGGTGCTGCATCAGTTACAGAATCTTGCTTCACTATTTCTACAAGTCCCCAATCGGAGAGTAGTTTAATAATTCGGTTACGTCTCTGTAGATCATTCTCGGAGAAGTTTGCTTTTTTGCCATCGAGTGCAAACAACTCTTTGAAATGAACAATGTAGTACTGACCCTTCTTATGAAGAATGTGACAAGATTGATATAGTTTCTTTTCTTTTCTAGAAGCAACACCAATACGAGTAAGGGTTTCACGAACCTTAAGGAAATCATCTGGTTCCTTAAGATTCACTTCGACCATATCATTTTTGGTCCACTGAACCTCTTTAATCTCATTCATCGTTTCTTACCCCCTTTATTCAATTTAGATCTAATAACATCAAGTTGGGTAGGAGATAGAATCCTGAGAGCTTGTTCAGCCTTCTCGGTCGAATAACCATAGAACTCTTTAACAAGTTCAATATCCTTCACCTTTTCCTTCTTGCCCCATGGAGAAAATCTCTTACGGGTCCTCACCGTATTTATAAAGAAATCATACTGTAACTTTTTATCTAAATTTTGATACTGATTCATCTCATTTGCCATCATCACAGTATCCATGTGATGAGAAATACATTTGTTGATGATGAATGGAGGATAGTTTTTTTCCCAACCAGGGTCTTCACCTTCCATAAGATTCTCTTTGGAAAGATTAATGCTGTTTAGATAATCCTTTAGAGGATACCTTTCATCATATGACATAATTAAGTAGAAGAAGTTCTTTACGTTGTTGCTGATCTTTCATATACTCACCAACTGAACGCATGGTGTAAGTATGATCATACTCATATGGTCTCCAATCAATGAATCTAGATTTAATTAGATTTGAAGAGTTGTATGATACCATCTGATCACAAGCATATCTATCACATGCAAAGAAAAACTCATCGTGATCAAACCCCTTATGCATTCCACCCTTCTTACCATAGAGATTGGACTTGATCTCATAAGGAGGATCTAAGTATACGAATGATTCCTTCTTGTCAGTTAGAAGTTTTTCGTATGACAGATTAGTGATCTTCCAGTCTTGGATGAGTTCTGAGTAGTAAGGGAGTTTGTCAATTCCTCGCATACTAAAGTTAGAGTCTGACGCCTGTTTGCTGAAGGAACTGGACTCAGTGAGACCAGAGAAAGAGCACTTATTAACAATATAAAAACTAACAGCAGCAGATAGGTTGGATGTTGAATCATTGTTTAGTTTCTCCTTAGCGTCTAGAAATAATTGTTTTGCTGATACTGGTTCTGGATGAGCGTTCTTTAATTTAACCAACTCATTACGAAGTCTGCTTCCATCATACTGAAGTTCTTTCCAGAAATTATATAATGGTTCATACAAATCATTCACCCAGATATCCAGGTGAGGATACATCTGAGTGATATAAAGAGCAACAGAACCTCCACCAACAAAGGGTTCACGAAACTCGGTGTAGTCTTTGAATAGTGGAAAGAACTCTGCCATCTTTTTGGTAGCACGAGACTTGCCACCAGGATAACGAAGAGGAGTCTTTAACGATGTCATAGAATCAGTTGCTTATTTGGAGTGATGATATCAGGACCACCAAAGATTTTAGCATACTGCTGTACAACTTCAGGTTGTACTTCAACAGAATAGATAACATGCTTAATATCAAGAGCAATATCAGGATGGTCTAAACTAATCACTGTTGCCCAAGGAGCAAATCCAATTTGTCCCTGTTGTGGAACAACTACAAGAGCATTCTTGATTGTAAGAATGCCATTCACAAAATCTACAACTTCGGCAACGATCTCTTCTCCAGTGATCATCCGAATCAATTTAACGTCCATCATGCTTCAATACCTTTAGGAAAGTTTTCAATTTCAATTAGTTCATAGTCCCAGTCTTCCATGACTGTGTTGGCAAGGAATCTATCAGATAACATTTCAAGTTCCTTCTCAGCGTACTCTCTGCTCTCTGATTCCAACCAAACATCGATTACCTTACCAAGTCTCAGTTTCTTGATATCTAGGTCAGACAATCGCTTACAGGCATCTCTCACAGCGTTACCAGGAGAGTCATCAACCTGTGATCTCAGACGAACGAATACCAGTGCTTTAAACTTCATTTGAATTCACACTCCACCATGATTTGAGTTAAACATGCAAGTAGATTGATCTCTTGGTCTACAACGAAAGCAGACTTGTATTGGTATTCAGCAATGATTAGAACTGCTGCTGCAATACTAGGACCACCCATAACACTGGATAGATTATCATACAATTTACGCATGATAGACGTTGGGTCTGCATCAAGATTTTGTGTCACCCACTTCTTGACATCATTGAACTTCTTCTCTTTCAATGCTGTTACAAGAGTATCAACATTAGCATCACCTAACGCCGCCAGAATACCAGTGTCGATAACCCCCGTGCTTGCATATCGCTGCAGTTCGTTGAGGGTTCTCCTGAAGTCTGGGAAGTATTTTTGTACGACTTCTGCCAAAACTCTAGGAGTGAAGGTGACCTCCTCGCTCCTGAGGATATCTTGACACCTTGTAAAAAACGCACCAGCAAGTTCTTGCTTTGTCTGTCCTCTGACATTGAACTCTACGACCGTCGTCCTACTATGTAGAGGTTCGATAATCTTATTCTTGAAGTTACAAGTGAATATGAACCTACAGTTTTTTTGGAACTCTTCGATACTTGCACGAAGGAGAAGTTGGACGTCTGGGGTTGTGTTATCTGCCTCATCAATGATAAGAACTTTGTGCTTAGCAGAAGCAGTGAGAGACACAGTAGAAGCAAAGGATTTTGCCTGATTGCGTACAGTATCCAGGAACCTACCTTCATCTGATCCATTGATAACATAGTAATCTGCACCCAGTTCCCTGCAGAGTGCTTTAGCGATGGTAGTTTTACCAACGCCAGCAGTACCAGAAAGGAGAAGATTAGGAATCTCTCCTTGATTAACGAAACTCTGGAAGGTTTCTTTCACACTAGCAGGAAGAATACATTCCTCAACAGTCTGAGGACGATACTTCTCTACCCATAAAAAATCATTCATCAGTTGTTAGGTTCGAGAGCAATAAAGTATTTGATACCGTCACCTCTGAATTCGGCAACGTTTTGCTTACTGATCATAACATGATATGCACCAGGAAGAAGTCTCAAGTTCTCCACTTTGAAACAGAAGCAGAACTCTTCATCTCCAATCACAGCATCAGGAAGATCAACAGAGTAACTGTTAGAAGTATCATTCTTCTTATCGGTTACCATAATCTGAACAGCACCTTCATGTCCAAAAAGACACAGGTCAGGCAACTGATAAACAGAGGCAGCTTTAAGAAGTTGTTGAAGTACTTCAGCACTCAGAGCAAAATCACAGTCAACAGATGGGAGAGTAATCTCTTTCTCTGGTGGTTGTGTAATGATATCAGGGTCTGCATAGAAGAATCTAGTCTTAGACTTACCCCTCTCATCACTTACTGTGACAAAGTTCGGGTGAGAAGTATCAACCTTAGGTGCATTGAAAAGAGATAGACCCCCAAGGAATACACTCAAGTCGTAGATACTAATCTGAGAATCAAACTGCTCTTGAACATCTGCAATGGCAAGAATATTCTTGTTGATGCTTAGAGTAGAAAGAGTGTTACCAGGTTTGATTACAATAGATTTGTTGATAGAACAAAAGTTCTTTAGGACTTCAATTGTTGGACGTGAAATTACTGTCATTGAGGATAAGATTCGGTGATTCTAGTTTTATCGGAGAAGTGGAGAAGGAGTAATCCGTAGTGTAGGATTTTGATAATGTCGCGACGGGCAGTGCCTTTACGATCATAGCGTGAGGCATACTTAAGGATGTTGCTACGGCAGAATGCCTCAGCGTCTCCACAAGATTCAATCAAATCTAATGTTTGAATCTCATCGTTGCCAGCAGAATAGTGTTGACCATATGTGCTGGAAATATAGTCCTTTAACTCTGCGAGCAGAGCATCTTCATTGTACTTCATAATTAATCAGAATTCTTGGCAAATTGATTGGGGCAGTTCTTCTTGAGTTTCCTCTTGATTGTACTCTGAATCTTCTCCAGCGTCAACCTTTGTATAGAGATCTAGGAAAGATTGCTTAGTGTCATCATCAAAACGATTGATACACATGTTGACAGCAGTAAGACGGTCACTAAAGATCTCCATCGCTTGTGCGATATGCACCAAACGGCGAGTTGTAATCACTTCATCAACGCCACCATCAAAGAAAGTCTTACGAATGACACCTGCCCACTTCACAAGATTCTCTGCAAAGATGGTATCACAACCCATATTTCGTAGAATCTTTTCTTCTACCGATGCAGTTGGATAATCTTGCTCGAAGGTAATTGGGAAACGCTCAAGGAATGCCTCATTGAGAATATTGGTTCCAACAAAGCGACCGTCATCGCTGCCTTTGCCTTTAGTATTTGCAGTTGCAATAACATTGAATCCTACCTTAGGAGTTACGTATTTACCAATTTTTTTGAGGAATACACCTTTACCCTCAAGAACAGATTGCAGACACAGGATCTTGTTAGATGCTAGGTCAATCTCATCTAGAAGAAGTACAGCTCCGCGTTCCAAAGCTTCGATGACAGGACCATTGTGCCAAACAGTGTCACCATTGACAAGACGAAAACCACCAATAAGATCGTCTTCATCAGTTTCGATTGTGATGTTGACACGAATCAACTCTCGCTTTGCTGTTGCACATGCCTGCTCAACTGAGAGGGTCTTACCATTACCTGAAAGACCTGTGATAAAGACAGGATAAAATTTATTAGAGGAGATAACTTTGCGAACAGATGCATAGTTACCAAAAGGGACATAGGAATCATCTTTTGCAGGAATGTAATTGTCAGCAGGTGTTGCAGAGGGTGCTTCATATGCTTGCTCAATCTCTTGAACAGTCAAGTTCCACTTGCCACGACCAGACTTGTACGAGTCAAGACGCTTACATGCAGTAGGATATGATACACCTAAAGCATTTGCTGCATCACGAACTTGTCCAGTACTAACTTCAACACCATACTGCTCAGTCAGAGTGTCAATCAGTTGTTCGGTAGTGACGCGGTTCATTGCTTTCCTTTGTTTACTTTGTTATTGTAGCAGGTCTTGGATCGATTTGGGTCAAACCCAAGACGGTTTGTGATCTGGCACACGTAGGTAGTTGGATGCTACCCATGGTTTAGATGCAATGTACATCTTGTATGCAGTGAAGATGTCAATGCTGGTGTCATACTTATACTCGTCAGGTCCTGCAAAGACGAAAGGAGTGTGATTGGACAACTTCGCTTGTGGAATAATGTAGTCAGCAGCAATAAGAGTCTTGAAGCAAGTATGGATCTTTCCATACCGAGTGAAATACTCTTCACATAATGCCATACCATGCTCAAGCAACCATCGAGAGTTTGCTACAGTCTCGTTTGCCCACTTAGTACAGGGGTGATTACGGAATGCTCCCTTCTCTGTAGCATAGGGTGTGCCGTCTGCCTTAGGCAAAGTACCATAACCATGCCCCCACTTGTCTGAGGCGACTATAGCGAGCATCTGGCAGGTCTCCAGGGGCATCTTGACGATGTGCTTGTCAGGTAGAACCTTAGCAGACTGCCAAGGTGATTCGTCAGTGACAAAGATGTTCATTCAAATACTGCTGTTACTCCCATGATAGTTGCTCCAGGGTTTCGTGCCAAGGCAACTTTCTTAGCATCGTCATAGTCTGTAGCAATAACAATCTCATCAAAAATTGTTCCTGCCTTGAATAGTTGTACTTTACACTTCATGCGATTTGCTCAATAAATGCGTTAAGGATGGTCTTGTTTGTCATTTTAGAACCCATGTGCTTTTTAAATGCACGAGAGAGTTCTGCTTTGGTAGCAACCCCAGACTTTTGTTTTACCTCAAGATCTTGACTGCCTGCGCCAGAACCTTGATTCGGCATATAGAATGCCTCAGTGAATCCTGCCTTGTCTTTGATAGAGACGTAGCGTTCCTTCTTCCAGTGCTTGTCAATGGATTCATATTCACTTCTATCTATATCAATCTCTCTTACAAGACGTGTTAGTTCTGTCTTGCTGCAGATACGAATACCAACCCAGTTGTAATCAGTGATCTCTCTGTAAAAAGATACAATCTCGTTTGTAGTATTGTAACTATTTGAATCTAATCTGCGAGTATATCCAGTTTGGGGATCTCGTAGGAAAAATACTATTCCTCTCCGATGACAAAGATATGAGTGCATGAACTCTCTATTACTATACCGATACTCCTCGGGCATTTCTCTGACGTATGCCATTGGATTTGCCTCACCATCAGTCAAACAAATAACATTTACTTTACTGACACGCTCAACCCTTTTCAATTTAGCAACAATTTGACGAGTGCAATATACTGCTTCAGCGAGTGGAGTACCACCAAGAGTGTACTCAGGATAGTGCCGTATACGATATCCGCCCATAGAAAACACATGAATATACAGCAAATGCATAGACTTCTCTAATGATTTTGCATTTTGTCTAGAGGAAAACATCTCCAATAGTCTAAAATCAGAAGTCATCGCAAGTTCATTGAGACCTTGCTTCGAGTCTTCTGGTATCTGTTGTCGGTTACCAACAAATCCAGATTGAAAAGCATACACTCTGAAAGGAATACCACACTTTTTACAGAACCATACTAGGTTGTAAAGTTGCTTCATAGTATCTAGAAGTTGATTCTGCATAGAACCAGACCAGTCAAGGTGCATTACTAGACCGTGATTCTTACCCTCAGGAATGATAGTAATTTTCTTAAAGATGTCATCATTATATTTGTAAGTATGCAGTTTGTTGGTGTCAAGAACACCTGTCTTAGAAGTTGCTGCACGCTTATAGTCATCGGCAGACTTCCTCATTTCAAACTGCTTACACAAATAGTTGACAGTCTTCTGCGTATCTTTCTTGAAGTTTTTGTAATGTTCTACAGCATACGAAACATTCCGTTCATAATATTCTTTGGACTCTACATCACCTTGAAAATCATACCCATAATAATGGTTGTCTAGATTGTCCTGAACGACATCATAAGTAACAATATAGTCATCAACGTCAATATTAGGTAGAGACAAGTATACCCATTCCTTAGCATCATCATCAACTAAAGTCTCTAGTGCTTGAGAAAGTGCCTCATCAGTTACAGATTGAGTCTCATCAATTTCTCCACCCATCCCATATGAAGGAACTTCTAGTTCAGCAGTATCTTCGTACTCACCCTCATCACCTTGCTCATCATCACTATCATCGGAAAGATCAAACTCTTCTTCTCTATCTGCAGATTGCTGACCATCTCCTGACTGAGGTTGAATTGGAGTTTCGATCTCAGTTTCATCTTTCTTCTGGTTGACATAATCCCAGAGTTCTCGTGCAAGTTGAAGGACGTCTTGAAAGGATTTGGTATTGGCAGCACGATCAACCCAAGTTCTCTCCTCATCAGAGAAACCGATAGTAGGTCTACCTTTGAAGTACAGGTTGATACGATCGATTAAGGATAGATCAGACATCTCCTCATTCTTAACACCGAAGAAATCTCTATCCCAAAGTTCCCTATAACCATCAAAGAAAGATCTGCGAAGACCAGGGTAAGTGATCTTCATCATCTTCTCGATACGAGCATCTTCCAAGACATTCACAAATGCCTTTGAGACATCGCCAAAGTCCTGGTTAGGTGTATAGAGAGCATGACCCACCTCATGCCCCACTAGAAGGTCATAGACGGTGTTAGAGGCAGTCTTCCAGACGGGAAGGATAAGGAGACGTTTATCAACATCAAAACAAGCAGTAGACACTTTGCGATGCTCTACCGTCAGGTTTTCTGTGGCAAGCAGTTTGGCGAGAGTGCCTTTGACTTCTTGAGTGTTCATCCGTCTCTCTTGATTACTTTGTAAGTATAGCACCATCGTCAAGGTGTGGGGACACTACATGGACAGTTTGGTTACTGTCCCAGTGGCGGATCACTCCAGCAACAATGAAGCAATTAGTAATGAGATAGCTAAAAAACACGAGAGATCGTATAACGACAATAGCATTGTCATACCTCTCGGTCTTCTCATCAGAGAACGAACCCAATGCATACTTCCAAATCCTCAATATTTTTTTCACACAAGCATACCTTTCTCTTGTAGAAAATGTAGAGTGTCATGCATATTGCCAACATGCTTATATCCTAAAGATACTTGGGGATATGTCGCTCCTTCGCCAAATTCATTTTCAAAAGAACGTTGAGTGAAATGTTGATTGAGTCTATATTCTAAAAACTCTCCACCAAGAGACTCCAGTAGTGATGCCATACGCTCACACTCTTGACTACCGTTTGAATAGATTACTGCTTGCATTTTTTTAACCAACAGGGTTTGCATAGTGAATTCTTATATTTATTCTCGGATGGAACATAGCATCCGACTTGAGGACATTGATTTGCTGGTATCATCTTACCGCAACCAGAGCATTCTGTCTCCCACATCTTCATAGTGTTCTCTCTAGTCTTTCGGTTGGTTGATCTGGGAAGTCTCTAGGACGACTATCTAAAGCATTATCAGTTCTAGGTGAACCCTCGTTCGCCTTCATAGTATGCTGATAGTTTGCTCTTGGGTATCTGATACAGAATGGATCTGGCATCCAGTATGTTACCTGCCATTCTTGTTCTGGATTTAATTCAAGATGTTTCTCTACGGTATGAGAGAAACTGCCGAGTTGAATGTACCCATCATGAGTGATACATCTGCCGTTGCCAGCATCAACTAAGAACAGCATCTTACTGCTCATAACCGTTCTTGCTCTGGGTTAAGATTTTTCACGAATTGCTCAGGATCCCTTTCTGACTTGTGTACCCAATGATAGCGCATCATCTCGAAAATGGGATCCCACATGGGGATACAGACATAATCCTTCATGTATGTCTCGCAGCAAGTTCCTTCAGTTCCTTCGCTGTCAGTTTATCTAACTGCTCTGTGAAATGATCTAGCAGCAATTGTTTGTATTGTTTCTTAGTCATAGTATTGTTGGATCACTCGTTCAACTTGTTTTTTGTCACAACCGCAAGGAGCATTGCGTAGACATCTACGAATCAATTCGTTATCGCTAATAGCAGGTTTGATTGTAAATCCCCACTTATCAACTTCACCTTCTGTAGGTGCTTCGACGTAATCAAATTCACTTGGCATTAATCTCTTTGCCTCCAGTCATCAGGTTTGTCTTGGTGAAACCAACTCTTGATATCGTCAGCATCGGTGAATCCCTTTCTATGATTGGATGGGTCGGGATCTCCTAGTCCCATCCTATTCAGAAAATCGTCGGTACTACCTTCTTCAATTTCTTGAGAAGATTGTCTTCGTGCTTTTTGTAACCAGTCTCTAGCAGTTGTATGAGACTTTGCCAACTTCTCTGCCCAGATCATGTCATCTAGTTTTACCTCTTCACCATTGGCAATACATTTACAAATGAACTCTAAGCGCAGTCGGTACTGTGTAGAAAGCAAAAGTTTTCTCCTCAATCAAGTTTATTTAGGACTCATCCGACATCTTTGAAAAATTATTGATCTTTTCAAACTTCAGTGTTCGTAAGAACTTATCAACAAGAATGTCTCCTTTATGTGATATAACAAACGCATTAGTATCTTTTCCAAGACCACGAAGAATCTGAAGAAGTTCTCCAGTACCAGCAGCATCTAGCGAACTATCAAACACCTCATCAAGAATGAGTAAATTAGTAGCAACACTATTTTTCATACGAGCAACTTCACGCCAAGTAAACAGAAGTGCTAAATCAATCTTCTGCTTCTCACCTTCAGAGAATGATGCATATGAAAACTCATCCCTGAAGCGACTCTTGATGACTTCATTGAACTCTTCATCGAGTGTGAAGTTAACAAAGAAGTCCATTGATTGGAGATACTTATTAATTAGTTGATTGAAAATGGGAATATATTTTTTGATGATTCTACTTTTGATTCCAGAATCTTTGAGCAGTGAAGAAATCACATGGAACTCATCTAATCTCTGACTGACTGATGCACAATCAGTTTTTGTTTTTGCATACTCATCTTCAACATTTTGTAGATGTTCTTTTTCTTTATCGATGTTAGGAGTATGTTCCTGCAACTTTACAAGTTCATCTTTAATGCGAAGATTATCAAACTCTAGTCTAACGTAGTCACGGTCAAGTGCAGTAAGGTTACTGGAAAGTTCTTTAAGTTTCATAGACTGTTCAGAAATTTCAGTCACAATCTGAGTCGCTTCAGTAACATCTACATTGAATTGAACAATCTCTTCAGCAACTAATTTGCCAGAGTTTGTCAATTTATCAATTTGAGTATCCTTAAAGGCACCACTAATATCTTGTGTACATGTAGGACATACATCATGTCCCTTGAAAAACTTCAGGTCTTTAGAGATAATTTTTAGTTGGGATTTTCTATCTGACTGACCTTGACGCAAAGATGATAAAGTTTTTGCTGCGGCATCATAGTCACCAATTTTACTTTCGGTATCTTCAATATCTTTCTCTACAATATACTTATCTTCATGCACTTTCTTCATGAGAGAAAGATTCTCATCATACTTCTTCTGTTTTTCTTCTTGACGATTCTGATTTACTTCTTCAAGAGAATAGATTAATTTTTTCTGAGCATGGACTTTACCTTCGGCAAGAGTCAACATGTGAGAACAATCTTTACTTTGACCTTGTGATGCACGAATACGATCTTTCAAAAGACCATTCATATTCGAGAAGATATTAATGTCTAGTAGATCTTCAATCACCTCTCTCCTATGAGAGGCAGAAAGTTGCATGAAGGGGACAAAGGTACTAGAACCAAGAATGACAACTTGGGTAAATGACTTATAGTTAAGTTTGAGTACGGATTGCTCAAGATACTTTTGCGTGTCTTTGGTTGCTGCATCCTGATCAACCAGTTTATTATTTTTGTAAAGTTCAAAGACATTAGGTTTAATACCTCGGAATACACGGTACTCCTCACTACCAATACTAAACGTAACTTCTACTTTGGCATCCTTTTCGTTGATGCTATTAACTAGTTGAGGTTTGTTAATCTTACGGAATGCTTTTCCAAACAAAGCAAAACACAGGGCGTCCAACATAGTGGACTTCCCTGCGCCATTAGAACCTACAATAAGTGTTGAGGATGACTCGCAAAAATCAATCTCAGTCCACTGGTCTCCTGTTGAAAGAAAGTTTTTCCAGCGGATGGTTTCAAATGTAATCATTACGGGGGGACAATCAGATCATCTTTTTCAATAACGGAATAACTATATCCGTATGTGTTACAGTTGATAGCAACAACGTCTTTGTCAACTTCAAAAATTTCTAGTTCATCTTCATAATCATCGGCAAGTAGTAGTTGTACATACCGTTCTGCGTCGTCACGATCTTCAAATACAGTAACAGTTTTGATTTTATCTTTGCTGTTTACGGCATAGATACCGCCTGAGTTTGTGTCTGTTAGAACGAACATTAGATTTCAGATGCTTCCATGTATAGGGATCTCATTAGATTCTTAACATTAGTTTTGCTAACCTTAAGATCTATTTCATCTATGTAGTTATCTAGGAGAGTCATAGTGTCTTCGGTTTCCAACACCGAATCACTAGAGACTTCTGCATTAAGGTCTTCGATGATTTTTAAATCACCCAAAGACATTGATTGAAGTTGATTGACTGTGTAATCAAACTTTGCATAATCTCCCTTCTCTTCTACGATCAGTTTGACATATGCTCCTTGTAGTTCGCTAGAATCTGGCAAACTTACTCCATTATTGTAGTACACTTTATGGAAAGTGTCAAATGGATTTCTAATAAAAGTTGTTCTCAGAGTGTCGGTATCAAATACATGGAACCCTCTTTTACATCCATAGTCATTCCAATATAACTGGTATGGATTACCCAAGTAAGACACATTACCTTTACTAGATTTCATGTGATAGTGTCCAGAAAATACTTTCTTAAATTTTGAGAACGTATTCTTATCCATACCACTTTCCATTACATGTCCAGGGTGTGCTTCAAAACCATTAAGTTCTAAGTGTCCCATGCATACTTCTGCTTTAGTAGTTCCTACTTCTTCAAGAACTGCTGCACGATTTTCATCGCAAATCCAAGGCAGAAGGAGTATAGGAAGACCATCGTAAACAGCAGTGGTGGGATTATCGATGACACTGATGTTTGTGTACCCTGCAAGTAACTCACTTGGGGCATTAACTCGCAAAGTATTTTTGTAATATATGTCATGGTTACCTACTAGCATACGCATTTGTACACCTAGTTTACTTAAAGGATCAAACCACATGTCCTTTGCTGCTTCCAGAGACATGAAGTTGATTGACCTACGCTTATCAAAAGTATCTCCAAGAGCAATCACTTGCTCGATGTTAAACTTTTCGATGTACGGTATAACTACCTTGGTATAAAATTTTCTATAACTCTCAATAAAATACTGATTGTCGTTACGAACACCAAAGTGTTGGTCCGTAATCAATAAGATCTTCATCGTTTCGAGTTCATCTCCACACGGGACTTGATCTGATTATACCCTGTATCTACATCCCCGTCAATACTAAAGACGTGATCGTAACCAGATTTCTCTAGAATCTTGTCTTTGATCTCCATCTGTCTTTTTTCTTTTTGAATCCTTCTTAAGAATGCATAGTATACAATCTGTGTAAAGTATGCAAACGGATTTTTAGATTTGTCAGGATCAAAGTTATTGATGTATTGAATGCAATTTTCAATGCCATCGCAAATCATATCCTCCTTATACATGTAGTTAATGAAGTTAGGACGATATGAAAGGTGAGTTGCAATCTTTAAGAAGCACCCACCAATATAATTATTGACTCTGGGTTTCTTAGGACTATCCCATTTCTTAAGAGCTTGCACCTGTTTGTTGTGGGGAAGATCTTGAAATCCAGGAATCTCTTTCTCTGCAGCAGAAAT